AGAAAGTAATAATGGCGAACCTGCCAACATCGGCGGCTGGTCTGGCCACAGGTCAACTGTACAATGATGGCGGCACGCTGAAGATAGCGTAATGGCACAACAACTGATCAACATAGGTGTAACGGCGGACGACGGCACGGGCGATACCATACGTGGCGCGGGCATCAAGATCAACGACAACTTCACAGAACTTTACGCCACCAGTTCGGCGTCATCACAGATTCACTTCATAGGCAACAACATCAGTTCAACTGTATCCAATTCAGACATAGCACTCAGTGGTAACGGTACAGGCACTGTCAAGATATCAGATCTCACCATAGATGGCACCATCAGGATGTCAGACAACGAGATAAGGACCAACACCTCCAACGCAGATCTAGTGCTGACCGCGTCAGGGACCGGCACGATACAGACTGCTGTGGCGGACATCAATGGTGGGGCCATAGACGGCACCGTGATTGGTGCCAGCACGCCGGCGGCGGCCACATTCTCGACATTAAGTTACAACAACTCCGCACTGGTCATAGACGGAGTAACCGTGAATGACAACACGATATCTACCAACGCATCCAACGCCGATCTTGAGTTGAGTGCAAGTGGCACGGGATACGTCAACATCAATGGCATTTCATTTCCCAATTCAGGCGGAGCCGCAGGCCAGGTGCTGCAGACTGACGGGAATGGACAACTCTCTTTCTTCACAGCACCTATCCTGTTTACCTCGACCTCGATCGACGATGGCACTGCGACCCTGTCGGGAGACTCCAGCACACAGACCATAGATTCTTTCAGCGCTTCCACATACAGGAGCGCCAAATATCACCTACAGATTTCTGACGCCACGGCAGATAGGTACAAATTGGTGGAAGCAAATGTCACGCATGACGGATCTTCTGCGTACCTAAGTTCCACTGGCGGCGCGTCCAACGGTGCAGGAGACGGATCATCCGTGTACGAATCTCTAGATTTTTCTGTGGACGTTTCGGGCGGCGACGTAAGGTTGCGGGCAACAGTAAATAACAGTAACACGCAAGTAATAAAATTCGTGAGGAGACTGATAGAAGTATAACATGGCAAGAATAACATTGAACGTAGGATCAAACGCCAACGACGGCACGGGCGACACTTTACGTAGCGCCATGCAGAACGTGAACACCATGTTCACTGAACTGTACGAATCTCCGTTGTTTTCAGGTGACATAACTGTGAGTGGCAACAACATTTCGGCAAATCGCAGTAATGATGACTTGGTGTTATCGCCAAGTGGAACAGGATCGGTGACAGCACCAAAGATCATCATAGACGAAAACATCTCCATCACAGACAACGAGATCACGACCACACAGTCCAACTCAGATCTAGTGCTTTCAGCATCAGGCACGGGCAGTGTGGTGGTGGCAAACGCAGACATAAATGGCGGAGCAATAGATGGCACAGTGATAGGTGGCACAACACCTGCCGCTGGAACGTTCACAACATTGACAGTGAACGGTTCCATGACCATGGACGGTGTGACCATTGCTGATAACACAATTTCAACAAATGCATCAAACGCCGACCTGGAACTGTCGGGCAACGGCTCAGGCACGGTGTCATTGAGTGGGTTCAAATTCCCAACCTCAGATGGTTCGGCAAACCAACTGTTGAAGACGGATGGCTCAGGCAATCTTGGTTTCGCCACAGCGGGTGCGACATTGAATCATTCGGACATCAATGACAACACCACAACAGTGGCCACCTCGGCAACAACCGAGATCGACTCGTTCAGTTCTGCCACTTACAGGAGTGCCAAGTACTTCATAAGCATTTCGGACTCAACGAACAACAGGTTCGAGATAGTGGAGGCAAACCTCATACATGGTCCAAGCGCTGACAGTAGCATAGAGGCCTACCTCACTGTGTTTGGTTCAACAACCTCTTACACTGATCCATTATGCACATTCACAGCAGACATCAACGACGGTGACGTGAGATTGTTGGCCACCAACATAACCAGTGACAGCACTGTGTTCAAGTTCCAGAGAATATTGATAGACCTCTAATAATCACATTAGGTTTATAGAACACTTGCTAAATACATCTACAAACCAGGAGATTTACACCAATGGCAAGACAAACCATCAACATAGGATCAAGCGCCAATGACGGCACAGGTGATCCGTTAAGAACAGCATTCGACAAGATCAACGACAACTTCGCAGAATTATACGGGTCTGATAACGACATCAACACACTTGACGCCAACATGGACGTCAACAACTTTTCAATAACAACCGGCGTAACCAATGGTGACATCACTATCACTCCAAATGGCACAGGTAACATCAACATAGGATCAATAACCATTAATGGTAGCACAATCAGTGCCAATGATTCAACACAGATCACACTGGCTGAAAATATCCAGACCACAGGTGCGATCACTGTCGACGGAGCGGCCACGATTGGTGGGGCGGCCACACTCAGCACTTCGCTGGCCTTGGCCTCTGGTGCCACGGTCACGTCCATTTTGGACGAAGACGCCATGGGGTCTGATTCGGACACAGCATTGGCCACCCAACAGTCCATCAAGGCCTATGTGGACTCACAGGTTACAGCCCAGGATCTTGACTTCTCTACAGATGATTCCACATCACTTTCAATAGACTTAGATTCGGAGTCGTTACAGTTCTCCGGGGGAAATGGTATAAACACATCAGGATCATCAAACACAGTGACCATAGCCGTGGACACTGGCACCGTGGCCACATTGACTGACACGCAGGCACTGACCAACAAGACACTGACTTCTCCAACCATCAATTCAGCGACAATGACAGGCACTGTGACCATTGACTCACTTTCTTTCGCTGATAACACAATAACAACAGGTGCCTCGAACGCAAATTTAGAACTAGGTGCTTCCGGCACAGGGCAGGTGAGGATAATACCAAACACAACAGTGGTCGGCACGCTGAATACAGCAGACATTGCCACGACCGGAACACACACGATAACAGGCCGGGCAGACGTTGACTTTGTCAGAATCAAGGACAACAAAATCACTACCAACGCAACTAACGCCAATCTTGAGATATCAGCGTCAGGAACGGGCGTCATCGACATACAAAATAGCATGACAACGGTAGGACAAACAATGATCGGTGACCTCAGCATCACCGGAAAGGCGGATGTTGACAACATCAGGTTTGACACCAACACCATCAGCACCACTAATTCCAATGGTGGTTTAGTAATCAGTCCAAATGGGTCAGGCGCCATAACGCTAGACGCCACGACCATTACTGTGCCGGGTATCATGGATATCAGCACCGCTTTACTCACAAACACTTTGTTCATGGGCATCGGGGCCAAGATACAGGCCAACAGCACCAACGAGGATGTGATATTGGAATCAAACGGAACAGGGTCGGTGGTAATTGATCAAGTTTCAATAACAGACAACAAGATCACCACCCACGTGTCAAATGCCGACCTACAACTGGATACGGACGGTACAGGGTACTTGGACATACTCACCGATACACAATCAGGAGTGGGATCAGCAGGGGCGGCAACGGCATTGCCTGCACAGCCCACAGGATACATCAAGATCAAAATTGGTGGTGTTCTTAGAGTGATACCTTTTTACGATCAAGCCTAGACTTTAGTCCACTGAAACAGTATGAAAATGAGGAAGCATCATGGCGATCGAAATCGACAAAGGTCTGCACACTCACAGATCCGACGGTTAGATGACGCCATAAGCAGGGAATCAGACAAGGTGGAGAGGGAACGCCTCCGACAGCACCGTGAACACTGGATCCGTACGCAGAATTCTAGCACCTGATCGCCAATAAATACCTGTACAAGGAGTAAGATCAATGGCAACACCGGTGTGGACGACCACGGCAGGTAAACTGGCATCCATAGACGAACAGGTAGCGTATTCCCTTCAATTGGAAGCGAACACCAGCGATTCAACGGCCATAACTTACTCCGTGATAGCAGGTAGCCTGCCCTCGGGCATGACGGTCACAACGGATGGGCTACTGACGGGTACCCCGGCCGAGGTTGCCAAGAGAACTCTTTACACCTTCGTCGTGCGAGCCACGGCCGGGACCTCTGTCACAGACAGGACATTTTCTCTGGATGTCAAAGGTGCAGACACTCCCACGTTCACAACCGCATCCGGACAACTACAACTGGATGATTCCACTCGTGTTGGATTGTATTGGGTCATAGATGGATCCAGCATATCACTGCAGATGGAGGCCACAGACACAGACACCGAGGCCGGTCAGACCTTGATCTATGAAGTCGTGCAGGGCAGTCTACCACCCGGTGTCACCATGAGCAAGACAGGACTGATCTCTGGAGTGATACAGCTCACGGAAGATCAGAAATCACAACCACGTGGCGGCTTCGACGCCTCCAACGAGGACTACGACGATGTGGTCTATGACAGGACGGTCACTACAAAAAGCATCAGCAAGAATTTTGATTTCATAGTGCGAGTGTCGGATGGCACCAGTTACGTGGAACAGAACAACAGCATATTCGTCTACTCAGCGGACTACTGGCGTGTGTCGAATTCACAGATCACCATAGACATGACAGAGATCGAAGGATCTCCACTCACGATGGACTTGAGCGCCAACAGGAGGCCGGTGTTCAGCACTGCATCAGACCTGGGCACCTTCAGGCACGACAACAATGTGGTGATAAAGATAGACGTGGAGGATTTTGATCCACTGCAGGGAGACTTAGAGTACTCTATACAGTCTGGTTCACTGCCAACTGGCCTGCAGATAGACATCAACTCAGGTGAGATATATGGCACCCTGCCAAGACAGTCTGCGATAGAGGTGGATTACTCATTCACAGTCCGCGCCAACAGGACAGTTTCAACAGGGGTCAACGTGTTCACAGACCAGACCTTTAACATGAAGGTCATTGGTGAGATAGACATAGGCATAGCATTCACCACTCCCACCGTGATCGGCACACTGACGGCTGACATTCCGAGCCTACTCGCAGTGGAGGCAGTGGCGGAGGAGACCAACAGGATACTGACCTATTCGGTCACCTCCGGTTCGTTGCCAACGGGAATAACTTTATCCGAGCAGGGCAATCTCATAGGGACCATAGATCCCAGTGACTTCACCGACTCAACTAGGTCCTTCACGTTCACGGTCACTGTCAGCGATCAGTACCAAGAGGCGGCCACTTCAAAAGAATTCACACTAAACATCAACATACCTTACACACAGACAGAGTACGGTAACATGACCGGACACGCCACTTCATTCATAGACCAAAACATCTTCTATAACATAGCACAGGATCCCAACATCAACTCTCCGGAATACGTCTACAGGCCAGAGGATGCCAACTTCGGCATGCGACTCAAACCAGACATGCTGATGATGGCGGGACTAGAGGCACAGACCTTGACCACTTTCCAACAGCAGATGGAACAGAACCATGCTCCCAAGACCTTGTACTTCGGGGATCTGAAGACCGCAGTGGCCAAGGAAGGCACAACCACCAAATACGAAGTGGTCTACATAGAGATAAAAGACAACATGGTCAACAATGCTGGTGTGTCAGTTTCAAGTTCAATCAGATTGAGAGATGCCGTGGTCAAACCCATGCTGGGTCCTAGGGCCTCCAGCATGAACGCCACAGCGGACTACGTGGACTATGAAGTTACCACGGATGGAGGACTGTCATTCAGCACATCAGGATCAAAAGTTAGATACGCAAACCAATTGAGTGCGGACCTCGGCACCATGGAGACCCTGTATCCTAACGCGGTGGCCAACATGAGGACAAGGATGAAGAGCCTGGGACACAAGGAGTGGGACTACCTACCATTGTGGATGAAGACCACACAGGCCGGAGACCTGGCACCGTTGGGCTACGTGATGGCAGTGCCGATCGCCTACTGTAAACCAGGAACATCTGCGTTGGTCAAGAAGAGGATCGAGGACAAGTCACTGAATTTCAGAAACATAGCATTCACCATAGACAGGTATGTGGTCAGCAAGAGCACGGTCTCACCTAGTGAATTCACAGCGGATGGATCAACAACGACATTCGAGCTCAACGAGATAGTGCATGAGCAGGACATCTTGGTGCTGGAGGGCACCGAACAGGTCTACGTGGGCGATGGAGTGACCGCGGACAACAACATAGATCCCTCATGGCTGACGGCGGACAACACATTGAGATCATCAGATCACGAGTATGGCATAGAGCTGACACACAACACCACCAACAGGAAGACCACCATAACTTTTACCAAAGAGGTTCCTAGTGCGGGCACAATTATAAGGGTGGAGAGAAACAACGATAAATATCTAAAATTTAGAGACAAAGGAATATTCTAATGGCAAGTAACATTGTACCAGGAAACATCGATGAAACGTTCCCGCTAGCGGGACAGGATAATTCATCTCAAGGATTCAGAGACAACTTTGCGTCAATAAAAAACAATCTACTGACAGCGAAAGATGAAATTACCGATCTACAGGCAAACAAGGCCAACCTAAATGCGGCAAGTAATTTCACCGACAATGAAGTGACGAGAGCCAAATTCAAAGACACATCAGAGACTGTCTATCCACACGGTACTGTTTCAAGCGGTAACGTCACACTTAACCACGAAAACGGACACTATCAGACTTTGACTGTGACCGCTGACACAACATTCGCTTTCTCCAACTTCCCTTCGGGAGCGTTGGGAAGGATCATACTGGACATCACGGTAACTCCCACGGCCACTACCTTGACGTTCCCAAGTGCCGTGATAAAAGCGGACAACGTGACGGGCAGTGACGGGACATCCGACCAGATAACCCCTGGCCTGGGCAGGGTTTTATATGAATTCATGTCGCCAGACGGTGGCACAACTGTGCTGATGCACCAACTGGGCAAACAGTACGCCTAACAACTAGAGAGGTATTATGTACTTCCATCCATTACAAGAAGAGATAGGCAACATGAGTGAGGAGGAGATCTCCAGCAGGATCAAGGAACTGTCACGCAAGGTGGCCATAGCCAGGCGAGGACGCAATCCAGAGATGCTGGCCAACCTACAGATGGCCCTCAAGACATACCAGGATGCCATAAGACAGAGGCGCATCGAGGAATGGCACAAGAACAACAAGAAACTGCGTAACGAACCAGATATCGGAGACCTGATCAACATAGACTAGTAAGTAAACTAGATGTCAAACAGTTTCAGTTGGAAGACTAGGTTCAAATCAATAATCATAGTGGATGGAGAACTTTTCCCAAACGAATACTCGGTGGAACTCACACTGACCCCGCACACAGCCGACCTCAAAGAACAGACTGCCTACTTCGACAGGTTGAAGAACCTGTTTGAACAAGTATTCTCTAACACAATTACAACATGGCGTGAAGAAAAACTTTATTCAGTACTAAGACAAAACAGCACAAATAGATTTATTGAACTACCAAGACCTCCCTATGACCAGATCATGGCCGCGGTGTGCTACTGCAAGGCCAACAGCATCTTGGACAGCAAGATCATCATTGAGAGGATCGCGTTGAGTTCGTGGCAGGGTGACGGTATTACCTACACGGTTGACAAAGACAGCAAAGAGCTTATACTGTTAGATAGGCCTGACTGGTTCTCGGAAGAATACAGCCAGTTCGACCCATGGTGGTTGAGGCCAGACACGGCGACATATGACGAGGAACTTGACAAGGGCATTTACACGGGACACTTCAGTTGGACGAACCAACGGATCGTCGTTGACAAACAGCACCAGGAACATGCTAAAATATTCGAATTCAACCCAAAGGTGCTAGATGGCGGAAAAGACAAAGACAAACACTGATTTTGAATTCAAAGCAAAGGAATTCCTTTTAGAAAATAAAATAGCACAACAGTGCTTAGGCCTAGATGATTTCGCTAGGAATAAAATAAAAAACAGTTTACCAGATAAAAAATATTATGAATTTTTATGGCACATGTTTTACAACAAGAAATTTGTTAATCTAGAAGAGGAATGGAAAAATTGGCAACCGTGGGATATCTGGGACTATCCTGTATATGACCTCAACAGATACAAAAACATAGTGTTGAACAACGCTAGGATAATAAGTGGTCAAAACGTTCTAGATATAGGATGTTCACTCGGTTACCTGTCATTGATTTCTTTACACTCCGGTTGCAAAAGTGTAATAGGAATAGATGCAAGACAAGATAAATTGACACTTGCAGATTTTGTGTGTCGACAAGCGGGGTACAGTAACTTCTCTTTCAAAAAAATGGACCTGCATTCTGTGGAATTTGATCAAGTTTCTAAGAACATCGACACAGTGATCCTGTCAGCAGTCATACATCATGTTCCTAACCATTACGAAATATTGTCTAAGATTACTAGATCGGATGCCGGTCACTTGATATTAGATAATACAGAAAGCGAAATTTTTTTCAAAGACCCAACTCCACAGATAGACTGGACCACAGAACCCACCGATGATCACATGAATGCATATTCGTCACACAAAAAAACAGCAATGGTGGGTATCCCGAACCAAGCATGGATCACCCTTGCGATGCAGGATCTCGGATGGAAGTTGAAGAAGGATTGTGAGTATTACATGATGGACAAAAAACATTGGCCCAGGTGTTGTAGCGTGTGGCAAAGGTAAAATTTATGAAAACGAACGATCACGGTGATGTAATTTTTTCAGAACAGGACATAATTGATTTATTGTATACAGATCCAACATTCGACATATCTAAATTGTATATGGACGACGCAGAGAGATACTCACAAAGCATCAACGAATCGGGGGTAGATCTCCCAAGAGTAAGGACGGTTCTCAAGAAGTCAGGACTCAAAGAATTTGATAGCACAAACTGTGAGAACTGGCACATGCCGGAAAAATATTACCAACTAAATGTGTTACAGTGGTTGTTAGACAAATGCCAAAACGATGAAGAAAAAATGAGGGTACAGATGGAGTATGATCTCTTCGAGAAAAAGAAATTCGTACGGGTGCTACAGTTCCTGATCTATTTCGTGGACACGCTAAGGGCCAACAACATAGTCTGGGGTGTGGGCAGAGGATCCAGCGTGGCCAGTTTCTGCCTGTTCCTGATCGGAGTGCACAAGATCAATCCCATGCTGTACAATTTGGACATCACCGAATTCCTGCGATGATAAGTAATCAATATAGGAGCATATTAAAATGGTAGCAAGAGCACCCAGGAAAAGAATGTACAGGACCATGCAGGGACGCATGGTAGACATAGAGAAACTTAGAGCGGCCAACGAGACCGTTCAGGCAGTTGGCAACATGAACGTCAACGCCAAAGGAGACGTGTTGGGAGCAGGCGGACAAGTGGTCACACCAAAAGAAAAAATCATACAGAAATACTATGAACAACCCAAGGGCATGGTCAGTGACACACCGACCAAGAACAAACCGATGCCGGCACCCAAGGCTGAACCAAAACAGACTGTGCAGAAGATGACTCCAGTGGCACCCAAGAAAACAACACCACAACCAAAGAAAGCGGAAACAAAGGTTGGGGCAGAACCTACACCGGTCTCAACATTCAAGCCAAAGACAGAGACCACAGAGAAAAGAGGCATAGACGAAGCTCTCGACGGGTTGGAATAAAAAATAAGAGTAGATGTCTACAAATAAAAAACTCAGTGAAACGTATCACTGGAACACCCTAAGGCGTGATGAAAAAGGATATCCGTGGGGATTCTTCTACGATGGAGGACGTAAAACAGAAAAAATGTTTTATGCTATCTCTGACAGTTGGTTAGATACTCACTTCTTTCATCAAGTTTTCTATAACGATTTCCCTGAATATTTTCTAGTAAACAGAGCATCCAAGGGTCTAGGGAACAGTCAAATGATAGACATGATACGGCAAGATTTGGATCTGCTCAAGAGGTTAGACATCGATGTGGTTTTTTTAGTTGTCTTTACAGAAGTAGGCAGGCGGAACAGAGATTTTGAAAATGTAAGTCCAAAACAGTTTAATTCCACACATGATTACTTTGGGTCAATTATGAGATCACAACACGACACGGTTAAAGAGCTGATTGAGAAATATCCTCACCACATAACCACTGGTTTTGTAAGTAATAATTTTAATCAAAACAAATCTATTGTAGATTTTTGTGGAGAAACACAACTAAACAAGCCGGATGGTGTGTTCACGGTAGTCAGCAACGGCGTTTGGGATTTCCTCAAAGACAGAGGCAACATCTTCAACTTCGATTTCGCGGCTGATGTAGAAAAATCACTGAGATTGAAACATTACCTGGAATCACTGGAATGCATGGATCACACTCTCCATCCTGATCGCTACAAGGTGTACGAAGATTTCTTGGAAAATGTATTTTCGGACTTGAAAAGAAACAATAATATGTTATAATAGCATCATGGGACAGATAGAAGATTTACAAGCAAAAGGTTTTGGATCACACGGCGGCAAGCAGTACACTGTTGACTACGACATCACGCCACTGAAAAAAAGGGTATTGGTGTCGGACATGCAGTTCGGAGCCACAAAGTCAAAGGGCGGAATCATACTGCTAGACGACGACGGCACAGAAGCGGGCATACACCCACGTTGGGCTAAGGTCTACGCGGTGGGCAAGGAACAAGAAAACGTCAAAGTAGGCGAATGGCTACTGGTGGCACACGGCAGATGGAGCCGGGCACTAAAGGTCAAGAAGGACGGCGAGGAGTTGGAGGTAAGGATGATCGACGAGAATGACATACTCCTGGTATCACAGGAAGAACCAGACTTCAACAACAGGCAGGCCGGCTACATCAACACGGGCGGTATGAAACAGATGACCTCACTGCCGGGCAATGATTAAACCAATCAAGGTACACATCAAGCGACTGGTCACAATGGCGGACATAGGCCTGGGCGTGGAACGACCATTGAATAAAGAGAAGAAAGCCTGGATAAAATCTCTCACCAAGAACAAGACACAGAAACCCATACTGGTGGCACCCATAAAGGATTCAGGATACTACATATTACTGGACGGTTGGCACAGAGTGCAGGCACTGAAAAAACAGAGAAAAAAGACGGCACTGGCGATAAAAGTGCCTGTGGCACAGGGTCTACAATTAGCAAAAGCCAATAAAATATTGCGAGATGTGGACAGGGATTCAAAATTCCGCTTGAAAGTGTCCGGATTGATCAATGATTGGGCACAATCACAAATTGAAAAATAATGTTGACTTACTAGTCACTGCAATAGAAAAAACCCTAGTGAAATAGCGGTTTTTCTGCGGTTGACAAAATTACCACCTGTGTTATACTAAGACTATGAACAGAGAACAATTCAAAAATCTCTGCAAGAACGCAGAAGATTGTGTTATGACCTATGGGCAGAACATCGATCATTTTCTTTCTGACGGTTCTAAGTTTAAACTTGATCATTTGGTTGGAAATGTTATCGAGATGCTACGTAAGGATTTTTTAGTACACATCGATAACTGGCAGTTGCTGGACAAATTTGGCAACAAAGTAGATGGCATAGGTAAATCACAAAGTGGTGAAATGACTGATATTGTAATGATAGACCACGGAAAGAAAGTTGTGATCGTTGAAACTTGTAAATTTACGCACAAAGCAAAAACCACACAAGGCACAGATATCTTTACTGTTCGAGACAAGGCACAAAGTCTGAAGGACACCAAATTTCCTGATTACAAGTTCTACGCAGTGGTCACTACAAAATCCGGCGTGTCTCCTAACTTTTTTGATCACATGGAGCAACAGGCAACGAAGTTATTCCATCCAAGAGATATCATTGTGATAGAATTGGACGATGTAAAAGATAATACCGCTAACAAACCATTTGTGGTCGAGAACATAAGGAATACTTGGAATATCATGTACGAATACTATTCCACAAAACAGAACGAACTTTTGATCACGTTACGAGATTCGGATCAAGGACAACACATAGACTACTGGAGCCATCAAGCGAAAGCAATTGCCAAATACACTTCTTTGAAAAATAAAGGACAAGTTAGATTATCACTTATACACAAATGGCGTGCTGGAAAAACCGAAACGGCGATAGGTATAATGAAGGAGTCGTTAGAACAATGAAGGAGATTTTGATAATCACAGGAAGAACTTCCTTATTCACTACTTGGGACACTAGGATCAAGAAGTACATCGGAGAAGATAATGTAGACATTAAACGAATTAGGGGCGATGCACTGGGTTGGTCACCCAAAGATGGCGTGAAGTTATCTGTGAGATTGCTATCTGCCCAGATGCTACAAGGAAAGGCGTTAGATAATGACGTGCCAAAGGACGTTCTAAAAGAACAGATACTTGATCAACAGTTTGATCAGATATTCCTAGACGAGATACACGAGCAGATCACACCAGAAATTGAACAATGGCTTCGAAACAACAAATCTGACATCATAGGAATGACTGCCACACCTTGGGGCAGATCGATTATAGATGAAATTTGCACAGACAAAGACGAGTTCACCTTACTAGATCATCGTAGAAAGGTACTCGCAGGAGGACTTGAGGGCCACAAGTTGAAGGACCATCCATGGTTCCGTCCAATCATGTTACAACCGAAGGACAAGGACACAAAGGACCTGGCCAGAAAGTTGGGAGTTGATATCAGCGAGGTCCTATCAAACATCAAATCGATATACGAACAACCAAACCATATGCAGTTTATCTTGACAATACTCATGAGGATGATGCAACCCGGTTCACCCATGGTGAAAGACAGGACACCAGTGATGGATGTGATCATGAAAGCACCGGATTTGAAAAGTGCGAAAATACTGCGTGAGTCAATGATCGGTTTCAGATACCCGTTTGCTGTACCTTTGATCTTTCCAGAGCAGGATGTGGCATTGATCACAGGAGAGCAAGCCATAGTGCCGGGACAGATATCCGAGTGGTCAAACAAAGGATTGAGCAGTGACAAATATGAGGAGACACACACAAGATTTTTTGATCCCGAAAACTGGACCGTGGACAGACCAAGGAAGTATTTGATCGTGGTTGACATGGGTCACACAGGAGAAACATACCCAACGGTGAATTGTCCAATCGATCTCGCAGGGATCAACAGTCCTAGACTGGCAGGACAGTTTGGTTTTGGTCGTGGAGGTACTCCTTTCGCCACAGACACATTCCGTAAGAGAGACGATTACTTCATAGCACCTCCCCACACCATGTACGAGATTGGATTGGAGGCCATCCAGCAACAGAAACGCAAGGACAAAGCAGAAGGTCGCAAATCAGATTGGACTTTGAACGAGTTGATGGGATTTGAAAATTTTGATGGCATGACTTGTGATGAGATGGATCTAGATACTTTCTTGGAAGGGGCAGGCGAACAACAGGATGTGAATTCATTGCTGTCAGGATTGGAAATTACTGCGGACGCATTCAAAGATTGGAGTAATTCTTTTAAAAATAGTAAATTTAATTTTGGCGATAAATCCGGAGAAGGTTCAACCGGATCCAATGGTTCCGGAGGGCAGAAAGGTCCCAACACAGACAACCAGAACATAAGCAAAAACACAAGAAAAATGATGAGAGCAATAACCGTGAGTCTATTACAGATAGAGGCAGAAAAGCACACTGCTAAAACTTTTACCGTTGACCATGACGAATAATCTATATAACATAGCAGAAACACTGCGTGAAAACAAAGACAAGATAAGGCAGGATCTTTCTGGAATTTTGCAAGATCAAACACTTTTGGAAAATGATAACTGGATTGATATGTATTTAAATAGCATTGACGAAGAAAAGATGAACGATAACATTGATTTGATCAAAGGTAAATTGACAGACGACACCGCTAATGCCGTTGACACAATCAATTCGTTATATTCAAGTTCATACAACAAGAAAAAAGTTGGGGAAGTTTTTACTCCTGAGTCTACCAGTTCGGCAATGTTAGATATGCTGTTCAATGACGAGTTCCGTTCGCAATATCTCGAGCACGATGAATACTTAAAGAACATCCTAAAAAATGTTCTTGACACGAACCAAACAGTGATAGATCCCTTCTGTGGATCAGGTAGACTGCTTAACCAAATGGTTTCTTACAAAACAGAGCGAAACTCGGAAATAGATGATGCTAGAAGTATTGTGTTATCTAACACGTATGGTATGGAATACACTGCTAGGAATCTACTATCAGCATATGTAAAACTTGATCCAACTAATCAACACGAAATCGACAAAAGAGTGATCAAAGGAAACACATATAACGACCTAAACAGGCACACCAGTAAGTTGACGGGACAAAATAAATTATGGATCTACAACGGTCCATACGCAGACGTGAAACAAAAAAGCAAAACTCTCAACAACTCTGCTGAATCAACCATTGACAGCAATTCAAACTTGTTGAAGTTCGATAACGAATATTACAAAAAAGAATTTGCCGCTAGTGATAAAGTAGTAATCGAAAATGCAAAGCCAGGAGATGTGGTGATATGTTTTAGACCTATCACGTACAGAACACAAAGGACCAAAGAAGCAGAAGCATACAGACAGTGGCAGAAAAGCAACCTGCACATTCTTGTACTAAAAGTTATGCCACAAAAAGCAATGCCTGGAGTGCAACAGGCAACTGAAATTATGCTTGGTGTAGTTAAAGAACCTAATAGCGAAAAAGTATACCCAACCCTTTTTGAACAAACATTTAGCAACGGTGATGTAGCAAGATATCAAAAGCCACTACCAATAAATGGTGAATGGTTCTTTGATATTGACAGCGAACATTCTGCGAAAATAAGAGATGCCGTTTTATCGTCTGTGACACCGATCAAGCGAAAACACTGGTTTCGTTCTGAGAAATCGCCTGATACACCCAAATCAACAGATACAGATACACCTACCGAAACAAATAAGAACAAATATTTTATTGGGTGGGAAGGCAATGTAAATTATCGTTATGGTGAACAAACTTACATGAAAGGACGTTCTAAATTAATTTTTATGTACAACCAAAGACCTTACGCAGGCCTAGAGGCAGGTATTAGATTAGAAAATTACAAAACCCCTGTATTGGGTAGATCAATACTTGATGCCGATGGAGAACTGTCAGTAGTCAACTTAGGCGCCAAACCATATCTAGTGATTGATTTTGGTGACAAAGACATTCCAGAAAACAGAGCAAAAGCCAAAGAGCAATATAAGTTCTGGACCGGCAAGATAGGATCTATGATAATTGCACAAAGGAAAAATGCAAAGGCACTTGATCCATACTGGTTCAATGACGGAATCATTGGTATAGTAAAAAATTTGCGACTGGGTAAAGATACACAAAAATGGATAGACGAATTACAAATAGGAGTGTCTGATGTATAACATAGTAGAACTTTACAATTTATATAAAGACAGATTAGTAACTAATCAATATAAAAAAATTACATTTAACGCACCAAAAATTTCGAATTCAAACACAACTTTTAATAATATCTTTGTCACAGAGACAACAGTTTTAGAAAATCTCAATGAAAAGTTTGAAAATTGGATAACATATAGATACGCAAGATCAATAAATGATACAAGGTATAAAAGCATACTTGACACTGTTTTTGATATAACCGACACGATCGACAATGAATCGATCGAGATTGCCTGGATGGGTATCAACATTGGTGAATATACTTTAGAGGGTCACGAGAGAAAAGAAAAAATTTTGAAACTAATAAAAGAAAGAGAACGTAAATTTAAGGAAAAAACTAACCAAACAAGTTTGACAAAAGACGAATAACTGCTATAATACATACATGATCAAACGTATGGGGTTCTGCTGTAAATGGCTCAACGACGAGTCGGAGTTTGGCGGCATGAAGGTCAACGCCAAGGACCGTGATCTCAACGGCAGATCAACTACCATGCGTTGGCTTCGAGAACACAAGGATGAGGCCGAACAGCGACAGTGGGACATCATGACACACAACACAACCGCCGCACGTAGGTTGATAGAACGAGTGGGCACACTGCCACCCGAGCGAAGGATGGTGAGGCTGGGTTCAGAGATGCTACAGGGCTACACCGAGAAGGACTGGAAGTCGTGGTGGCAACAACAGGACATACAGGATCACCTGGCAAACCTATTCGCACCCGTGGGTGAGATGGCACGCAAGTTGGATGTCAAAGTTTCATTCCACCCGGGACAGTTCTGTGTGCTGGCGTCGGACACACCAGACATAGTGGAACGTAGCATAGAAGAATTCGAGTACCATGCCGACATGGCTCGTTGGATGGGCTTTGGCAAGAGCTTCCAGGATGGTTGCAAGATCAACGTACACATATCAGGCAGGCAAGGCCCGGACGGCATACGTCGAGCACTACCAAAACTTTCCCAAGAAGCAAGGAACCTCATAACCATCGAGAATGACGAGATGGGACACGGACTGGAGAAGAGCCTGGAACTGGAGAAGGATCTAGCACTGGTGTTGGACATCCATCACCATTGGATCAGAGACGAGGAATACATCGAACCCACGGACGACAGGGTAAAACGTGTGATAGATTCATGGCGTGGACAGAGACCCAGTATGCACTACTCGTATTCTAGAGACGAACATCTAGCGGTGGCCGACCTAGGTGATAAGACACACACCGAGATGCACGACATCCGGATGTTGTTAGAGCGTGGATGCAAGAAACAGAAACTACGGGCACACTCGGACCTATTACCAAACAGGGCGGTGAACGCTTGGGCTCTTTCGTTCTCAGAGAACTTCGACATACAGGTGGAGGCCAAAGGTAAGAACATGGCCTCGGAACAATTATATAGACAAGCCAAGGAAACTTCTGTCATATAAAAAATTGTTGACAATCTACAATTTGATATATATTATTACAACGGCTTAACACTACATCCTGTAGTGAGTGATAGGACCACAAGCGGACTATGTCCTTGACACTAACTAGGCCTCCGCCATTTATAACTTTTTAACACAAGGAGAATATAAATGTCGAAATACTACGACAAGAAAGAGCTGGACCTAATAGGCCATGATGTTTCATTCGCAATAGAAGACACAGAAGAGAAATTGAGGAAACTGGGAGTGCCCCAACCTGAACTGAGGACCATGGGACTGACGATCTCGACCGCACTGTGGGTGCTAGACTGCGACTACTTCACCGCGGGGGCCAGGCTGTCAGAACTGCGTGCCATAAAGCAGAGGATAGACAACTTCTACGATCACCTTTCAAAGGAGGCAGAAACTGAACTAGAAGAAATGAAGCACACCAACGTGGTGTATGTGAACTTCAACAAGGGGAGGAAGATCTAATGGCGTACAGAGTCTGGAAACCACGCCTTTGTGGTCATGCAACATTGAAGAGCACATGGGCGAACAAAAAGAAAAAATCTAACCCAAAAATGTCAGCGGCATCTCAGAAAAGGGCCGAGGACATACTGAAACTGATTAGATCCCGACAACAGGTGAACATATGGCATGGATTCCCCGAACGCGAGCCTGTATCCAACAGGCCCATGGACAACGATAACTGGCAGAGGTTCAAGAAGAACTTCGTGGACCTGTACGGTGGCGAGAAGGTCAAGGAGACCGGGATGACGGACAGCGAGTTCTGGGACTGGTTCAAGACTGGTAAAAGAGAACTGGACAAGGTGGAAGGAGCCAAGTTAAGGCGACTGTTGGAAGAACTGCACTCCAAAGAAGATGATTAATTTCTAGACAATCAGATCAAATTGTCGTAATATAACACATATGAAAGATTTATGGGTAGAAAAATACAGGCCTAAGACTCTGAAGGAGTACGTGGTCAGGGACGAAGCACAAAGACAACAGATACAATCTTGGATCGACGAGAAGTCCATACCACACTTGTTGCTATCAGGAGCACCAGGAGTGGGCAAGACCACGCTGGCCAAGATGCTGTTCCATGAACTGGACGTCAGCAGTTATGACATCTTGGAGATAAACGCATCCAGGGAGAACTCGGTGGACACGGTCAGGGAGAAGATCAACAACTTCGTGCAGATCATGCCATTTGGTGCTTACAAATACGTACTATTGGATGAAGCGGACTACATGAGTCCCAACGGACAGGCCGCACTGCGTGGTGTGATGGAGGCGTACCACACGTCAGCGAGATTCATATTGACCTGCAACTATCCCAACAGGGTCATACCGGCACTGCATTCGAGATGCCAAGGCTTCCACATGGAGACCATAGACAAGACGGAATTCACCGCCAGGGTCGCAGAGATCCTGATCGCGGAGAATGTTGAACAGGACATAGACACACTGGATACGTATGTGAAGGCAAGTTATCCGGATCTGAGGAAGTGCATCAACATGGTGCAACAGAATGTAAGGGATGGCAAGTTAATGCCACCAGCCAAGGGTGACAGTGGTCAACAGGACTACAGGTTGGAGATGGTGGAACTGTTCAAACAGGGCAAG